CTCGGACCGCATGGTGCCGTCATCCTGCTTGACCTCGCGGACACGCACGTTCTTCACTACATCAGGATACAACTGTCTGGTGATGGACCGGAAGAGCGAGATGAATCTCGTCTCGAGCCTGGTTGGATCAAGAGCCATCACTCACCGAAGACCTTTCGGGCACCCGGGCTTGTCACGGGCGGGGTTGGTCCCAGCGTACTTGACCCTACCACAGTGTGCGTGTGGGACAGGAAGAAGGCGATCACCTGTGGGGTGGCCAGCACAACCGGCGTTCCTGCGCTTGCACTACCGAGCTGAACAGTCGGGCTGATCACTTTGAAGCTCCCATTCATTCTCATCTCGGCGTTGGCTGCGCCCATCTTGAGCTGACCGGAAACCGTTGTCTCGTCATCACCTGTGACGTTGGTTGTCCTTCCCGATCCGTAGGTGTACTCAGCACTCCCGTTCACCTGCTCGGTGAGCTCACCTTCGACGAGAATGTTCGCATCCCTCTTCACGAACAGATCGATGTTGCCCTCTTGATCGATCCAGAAGGTGTAAACAGGAGAGCCTCCGCCGTCGAAGGTTCCGTCACTCTTGATGACGTTGGGGGCCACCGTCATCTGAAACCGCTTGTCGTCGCCGACGTGGCCAGCTCGGACTTCCACGGTGTAGAACTCATCCTGGGCGTAGTTCTTGGCAAGCAGGGTGAACTGAGCGTCAGCATCTGCGTTGGGAGACCGATCGGACCGTTCCACCGACCACATCATGTCGCCAGCCAGAGTGAGCGCCTCCCAGTTCTCGGCCACGTCCCTGATCGTATTGGCCACTGGGATGTAGAACCTCTTGCTCAACCAAGTAGAGCCGATCTCTACGACGCCGCCTCGATGCAACCAAATCTGGTTGCCGTCACGGCAGCGAAGCATGATGTCACCCTGCTGGAGGTAGGGACGCCCCGACCGATAGGTGACTTCAACCGGCGGCCCCTCCTCGCTTTCAGCATCTGAGCTCGTTTCCACGGACGGCTGAGTGGTCGTTGCCCCCTCGTCTTCGGGGGGCTGCCCCTCTCGCTCGAAGGTCGTACAGAACCCCATGATGAATGGAGCCCCATCGCTCGGCATGCAGCACTTCACCTTGGCTCCGACTTCGGGCATCGCATAGATACCCTCGCCTCCAGCGAAGTGGAGGTACGGGGCGAGCATCTGCATGTCGAGGAGCTGACGCTGAGAGTGCATCGTCTTGACGTCGATCGTCCAGTGACGCATGTCGACGTTGATGATCCGCCCATCCTCCACGAGGACGGGGTTGGACCCCGAGTCGACCATCGAGTTGGAAAACTGACCAGGCATGAGCTACCGGACGATGACGTTCTGCTGGCCGCCGCCGCCGCCGCCGCCGGCGCGACCCATGAGGTGCCCCGCACCACCGGCCGCCAATGCACCACCGGCAAGAGTCCCACCGCCAACGAGAGTCGCACGGCCGACGTCGCTGCCCCACAGACCCTGGAGACCGCCCTTCGCTCGCGCGAGCCGGCCCGCGTCCTTGCCCGCTCCCTTGACCCCGGACTTCCAGGCCTTCTGGAACGGGCCCTTCGCGCCGTAGGTCTTGCCGAAGCCCTTGCCGAAGATGTTGCTGAGCCCCTTCATGACGCTCACACTGCCGCCCGCGGCGTGCTTGATCATAGCACGCTTCTCGAGCTGGCCAAGCTCGTCGAAGAACGCCCCGTAACGAATGGAATCGACTTGATCTTGCGTGTGCATGATCTACCTCAATACGCCCATGGGGCGTCCTTTGTGCCCTTCCCGAACTCCGCCCCGTGCATGAGCGGTGGGATCGGGTGCATACCGTGAAGATTGCTTTGCCATCCCTGTTGAGCCGCCTCCACCAGAGTACTCTTCAGGTGCTCATGGTTCAACCGAGCCATCCAGTCAGTCTGGACATCCAACGGGATCGTTTTCACACCACGAAGAACCGGCTTGTGCTTCACCGGTTTGCTCTTCCCGTGCTTCTTGTTCCAGTCATAGACCTGGCTGGAGCTTGCAAAGTCGCCTGGCAGAAGATCAGGATTATCTCCCGGATCCTCAACCTTGGTCACGTTCGATAGAGCCCGAACGAGTACCTCAGAGTGGCGACGGCGAATTCCATACTGGCCGTAGATGTTGTGAAGCTCACCGGCCATGTGCCCCTGCACCTTGCTCATGCTGGTGAGGGGCAGCATCTCGTGGGGGTTGATCGGTCCCCGCGTAATCGGATCCCCCATGCGGATCTGCGTGCCCGACTTGATCTTCTTGAGGAGGGATCGATTGGCCGGGACGTAGTGCTTCTGTCCTCCAATCTTGATCTGGAACCCACCCGCCGGATCCTTGTCTATCTTCTCGACCTTGCCGCCCTTGGTAGCGAGGACCGCTGACCCCTTCACCTTCTGGGGGAGATTGAGGATGGTAACCGCCCGCTGCATCCCGCCTGCGGCGATAGACTTCGACGCGGCCTCTCTACCCTCGAAGACGCCCCCTGAATGGAAGGCCTTCATGGCCAGCTGCGTCCCCTTCTCTCCGATGGACTGGGTTGCGAGGATGCCCACGTTGGTGCCGAGGTCGTTGAGCTGTCCATCCTCATTGAGACCCACGCACTTCGCGCACACACCCTTGGTGTGGTTGCATCGCATCGGTGATCGAACTGGGATCTTCTCCACCTTCGAGTTCTTCAGGCGACTCAAGATCTCCGGCGTCACCATGGTCCCCTTGGGTATCTTCCCCTTGTTGAGCTGGAGCTTGACGTCGGCTGTCGTCATGCGGCCGATCACATCCGGCTCGTCAATGGAGAGGCTGACACCCCTCTTGGTCCCACAGTCGTCGGTAGCCACCAGCTGATCCATCGTACTGTTGGCCATCTGCTTCGTGAGGTAGCCGGGCTCACTCACGGACTGTACACGCTGGATTGCGCCCTTGCGGCCACCGCTTGTCGCGGCCCAGTACGATGTCGTATCGAGGCCCTCAGAGTAGGACTTCGTCACAGGGCTGGTAACGACCTCGCCCTTCGCATCAACGAACAAACCCGGAGACGCTGTGAGCTGCCGATAGCCCTGCCCCTTGATGCCGGCTGCGATCTCCAGCTTCGCGAGCATGGACTTCTGCTTCGGATCGTTGACACGAGCCTTGAGCTTGGCATCCATCTCGTGCATCGCGCCCTCGTAAGCGTCGATGAGCTTGTCGACATCCTTCTGCTTGGACATGTCCAAGCCCTGCACCTTCCGCGCAGCTCGGGCCAGTGCTGGGTCTCTGATGTCCCTGTGTACCTCGAAATCTCTCAGGCCAAACGAGAAGCCTCCAGTGGTGACCGCCTCGTTCCCCATGTCCTTCATCTTGTTGATCGCGGCGGGGTAGCCTTTCTTCTTGGCCCGGGCCATCTTCCCAAAGAGCTTGCCCTGCTCCTTCTTCGTGAAGCGGAAGTTCAGATCGGTGAGGATCTTGCCTCCCTTCAAGGGCTCGGGTAGTGCGTCGTCGAGCTTCATGCGGCCGAGAGTGGTCCGAACCTTCCCGACTGTCGCGATGTCCGTCTCCTTGAGCTTGCCCGCGTTGACCGCCTTCTGGAGAGCAGCTTGATCCTTGAACCGCAGATTGGTTCGCTTCCCCGTCTCCGCCATCATGAACAAGCCCACCTGTGACTCGTGACTCGGCGTGTACATGATGCTGTGCGTAGCCGGGCTGAAGAGGTTCCGACTCGGGTACATCCGGCGGGCCTCTTCTACTGCCTCTTCTGTCAGGGGGACGAAGGCGCTCATGGTGTCTCCGTCGAAGTCGGCGTTGTAGCCGGAGCACACCAGTGGATGAATCTTGATCGCCTTCCCCTCAGTGAGCTTCGGCTTGAAGGCCTGAATGCCGTACTTGTGCAGGACAGGATCGCGCTTTAGAAGCAGGGGTCTCTCCTGCACAACACGATCGAGCGCCTTCTTGGCCAACGGGTCATCCTCGTCGATCATCTTACGGGCCATGAGAGGGGAGACGCCGGCTGTTCGCCGGAGCTCCCGCATGATGTGCGGCTTGTACGCCTCCTTGGCGGCCTTGCGTGGGACCTCGGCTTCGTCCAACGCGAGACTTGGCTCCGGGACGATTGTGGACCTCATAGTCATGTCCTGCTTCCGCTTGATCAGTGCTGCTTGAGCGAAGCTGGACTTTGGTCCCTCTCGACCCCCGAGCACGTCGAGGAGACCCGGATGCTTGCGATTCAGTGATCCGCCGACACCCGTGAGCGCCTTGAGGTGGTCGTAGGTGTCCGCGGCAAGCGGAGCCTTGAGGGACGCCGGCGTTCCCTTCGGGAACGCCTTGTGCTGCTTGTTGATCACAGCGAGCTGCTTGTAGAGCTCGTTGAGGTCATCAGTCTGGATGGAGCCGTCATCCAGAACCGCCAACGGCCTCATGGCTGGAGGAAGCACCGGGACGTTCTTCATCATGTAGGCGTCCGTAGGCTTCATGTCGAGCTTCTTCAGAGCCCGCAAGTACTTGATCCGACGCCTGGACTCGTTCTGGAGCTGGCCCTTCAGCTTCGGAATGCGTTCCTCTTCTCGCTTGAGGTCTTTCGCGACATCCACCTTCTTGAGAAGATTCGACATCGCCGACGGACCATAGATAGCCCCCTTCACACCAGTCTTCTCGACGATTGTGCCGTCCGGCATGACACCGTTCTCGCCGTTGATGATCCGATCAAACTGCGGTCCACGAATGCCTGCCACGCTCATCACCGCCTTCTCGAAGAGCGGGTTCGGCATCGGTTCGGTCAGCTTGATATGGGACCACTTGTCCCCTTCGGGCCCTCCGGTGATCTTCGGATCGAACAGACCGTTCTTCTCTGGGGCCAACGTCCTCATCTTCACAACTCGACCGGCGTCCTTGAGTTCACCGTTCGACATCTCGAGGACCTGCTTGTCGGTGAGCGGAACGAGATTCAGACTGTTGCCGTCCTTTTCGGTGTTGACTCCTGCGGCCTTCAGGTAGCTGTTGAACTTCTTGTAGGCGAAGGTCGTTTTTGGGGGTGGGAGCATCTCCCCCGCCTGGAGTGCGCTCCAGAGCGCATCGTTGTCGCCACCCTGAGCCTTGTCCGACTTGTAGGTGTGCATCTCACGGATGTTGGCCTTCGCACCATGAGCCAGCATGGCGTAGATGCCGAGGGCTCCGAGAGCCTGCGCGCCGTGCTTCCCGCCACCCTTCGGGATCAAGTTGCGATCATAGGCGTCACGAGAACGACCAACGATCTTCTTGCCGACCTGATGCTCCATCTTCAGGATGTACTGTGGACCAACTTGGATGTCCTTGATGGGCTTGCCGGTCTTCGGATCGATCACGTCCTCCATGTCCGAGAGGCCGTGTTTCTTCAGCTCCCCCTTCACGTGCGCGAGATTGTCCTCGATCTCGAAGTTAGCCACCTTGAAGGGCTTACCTGTCTTCTTGGCGATCTTCCCGGCCGCCGTCTCGAGCACCTGACCGATGTTCATTCGGCCGGGGGTGCCGATCGGGTTCATCAGAACCTCGAGCGGCTTGCCCTCCTTGGTCGTGGGCATCTCGTTGTCGGGGAGGATCTTCGTGACGCTGCCCTTGTTGCCGTGCCGGCCGACGAGCTTGTCGCCGACGTCCATGGCTTCCCTGGTCTTGATGTGCACGTCGACGCGCTTGCCGCGCTTGTTGACCTCAACGACCTCACCCTCGATGTCCTCCTCCCAGGTGATCGCCTTGTCCTTGTAGGGCTTCACGAGGCTCTTGTGGAGGAGGCGGAGCTTCTGCTCCTCGGTGGTGAGCTGCTGCTCAGCCATAGCGGCAACGAGCGTGTCGCCGGGCTTGATCTTCATCCCGACCTGGACCACCCCGTCATCATCTAGCTTCGCAGCCTGATCCTTGTTGAGACGGTCCTGATAGTAGGCCTGATACTTCTTCTTGCCCATCAGCTTGGCATCACGAGTGCTGACGCCCTTCTTGTGCATGTGCTCGCTGGTGAGCTTTCGGGCTGCCGTCTCCGAGATGACGACGCCGTCCTCGAAGTTGTAGCCGCGCCACGGCATATAGGCCACTTCGAGATTCTTGCCGGGAGCGTAGGTCCCGTCCTTGGTGTAGTTGGTATCGGCGATCAAGCCACCCTTCTTCACCGCATCCCCAACCTTCACCTTCGGCTTACTGTGGAGCATCCCCTTCTTGTCGTTCAGGGGGTAGTGGTTGTAGATCGGGACCGCGTGGCTCTTGCCTTTCTTGTCCTTGACGTGGATGGCGTCAGCTGTGACTTTGGTGACCTTCCCATCAATGGGTGACTGCTGGGCAGTATAGGACCCGACGATCTCGTCGAAGGTCTTCTTCCCCAGCAGAGATTGAACCAACGGGGCTTCTGGTTCGACGAGGGGGATGGCCTGCTCCATGTGCCGACCGGCCATAGTAGCGCGGTTCGGGGAGTCAGAGCTGATGAAGGGCACCATGTTAGTGGCGATCGAGAACATCTGGCTCGAGCGGGGGACAACGTAGTCCACCTCACTCATCTTGACGTCTCTGATCTCGTTGTCTTTCGCGCTGGCCTTTACCGTTGTCCCCGACTTCGGAACGAACTTGCCGCCCTTGCGGGCCACGGCATCGGGCAGTGCAACAACGGAGTCATGAACCTTCGCCGGGTCCACATACGTGATCTTCCCGGTCTTGGTGCTGATAAGTGGGACTTCGACCTTCTTGCCCTTCTTCTTTGCGCCGAGAGAAAGTTGGAGGTTGACCCCTGTCTTGACGGATTCAGGAGTATGAAGCGGGTCGAGCACTCCGAAATGGCTTGGATCGACCAGCTTAGCGTCTTCGGTGATGCGGTTTGCATCCTTCACACCGCCCTCTCCAGCAATGGTCGTTCGCATCTGCCCGGAGATCATCTTCAGGGGATTCGTCTGCTCTGGGGTAGAGGCTAGAGAGACCTTCGAGAAGAACTCCTTGATCGGGCGCTGAAACACGTCCATGCCGACGACGTCGCGGATCTTACTTCGACGATCGATGTTGTTGCCGATGCGACGGTTGATCACCTTCTGGTTCTGGGAGATCCGTTCGCCGACGAAGTCCTCGACGGAAAGGAAGTCTTTGAACATCAGGGAGTCACGTGTATCCGGCTTCTGGTCTCCACGAGCGATGCCGAGTAGACGGCCCGATGAACGAAGCACGACGTCAGGGGTGATGCGGTCCGCAGCCTTGCCGAGAGTCCTCTTGGTGGCACCGGGATCGAGCTCCGCCTTGCCGAGCTCCTCCTGGATGATCTCAGACGCTTCTTGGAAGTTCTTGGGCTCCGCTTCGGGATTCAATCTCTTGGCGAAGGAAGTGACGATCTTCTCGACCTTGACAGGCTTGCCTCTCTTGTCGAGCTGATTGGCCTTGAGGATGTCCGCGCCCCAGGCCTTCTCGAGATCCTTGTCGGAATGACCCAAGGCTCTCATGATCGGGTACAGCGGCGGCTGTGCTCCTCCGTGCTTGACTTTGAAGGCCCGGGACTTCGGGTCGAAACCGACGTGCATCGGCTGACCCTTGATGTTGAAGAAGCTGTCGAGCTCGCCGTTCTGCTGGACCTTGGTATAGACGCTCGGCTTGAGACGCCACTGATTGTCGACTTGGTACTCCGACCCGTCGACCACGTAGGAATAACGGTTGGTGACCTTCGGTAGCGTGGCAACCTTCACCCGCTGCCGATCCACCACCTTGCCCGTCTTCTTGTCCTTCAAGACGAGCTTGGCGTGAACAGGAACACCCCAGGTGCGCCCGTTCATCTTGGCCTTCTTTTGATCGGTGACGTCGTTGACGGACAGCTTGTCCGTGATCTCGATGTCTTCTAGTTCGAGGCGCTGCTTGTCGCCCTCTTGCGGGAACGTCCCAGCGATTGCCTCTTTCACCCGGTCCTTGAGAGCGTCAAATCCCTCTGCGGGGTCCAGACGAGCCATGAATCGCTCCTTGTTTGTCGATCCTACTCTACCAGAACAGATGCAATGTCCACAAGTTCGCAGCTATAAGATCATTGAGGAGCTGACCGATCTTACTTCAGCTCCAGGAGGTGCAAGGTATGAGAGGAATGGTAACGACGACACGCTTCTTACTGGATTTTCTCGGACCAGAAGACGAAGACGAGGATGAAAGGGAGGACGAGAGCAACGACTGCTCAGAATTCGAGAGTGACATCGAGAACGACCTCGCCGGAGACCTCGACTACGAGGACTGAGACCGTGAACATCTCGACCGAAGCGTGTCAACGGAGGGTATGGTGAGCCTCTTCTTCCTTGCTTTCGCATCGACCTACATCGCGGTCGTGTGCGGCAGCACGGATGAGTGGCTGATCGACGACGAGGGGTAATCCCTCGCGTGTCGATCGACCCTTGCGCATCCGACGAGATCGGGAGGCGGCCCCCTCTTCGAGGGGGTCGTCTCCCATACCTTCATCTTGTTTACTAGATCATTGCGGACTCAGCTCCGCGCCTGGGCGGAAGCTGAGTTGGGAGGGGTGCCGCTGCCGACTGGTTCGGCGATACGTCGGTGACCCCTCCCTGATTGAGTTGCTGCGAGATCTGATTGGCCAAGTCCTGATTCTTGGATGCGATCCGGCCGAGCACCTGCTGCTGTGCGTCGGGCGACAGGGACCTGATACGCTCCACGATCTGTTGCAGAGGATTCTGCTGGGGCTGGGACTGCTGAGGCGGTTGCATCGGGTTCACCATCGGCGAACCAACCTGCTCTCCCGGCTCACCCGGGGCTGTGCCCTGCTGCCCGGCCATCGCCTGCTGTTGCTCCTGCGCCATGACGTTCTGGGCCTTGGCCTGGAACTTGGCGTTGACAACACCAGCCTCACCCGCGATCTCTGCTTCAGCGATCTGCTGCTCCTTGACGGCCTCGAGGCGAACCTTGGTCTCCTTCTTGAGGAGCTCGTTCTCCTCTTCGGGGTTGAGGTCCGCGTCGACCAGCAGCGTAGTGTCGCTGACCTTCCCGGCCTGGTTGAGCTGGAAGAGGTAAGCCTTGCGCTGGAGGTCGTCCGCCATCTTGAACGGCTTGAACCTCACGTCGACAGGCGACCAGCCCATGTGGGCCGCGGTGTGCTTGATCACGAAGTCCTTGATGAAGAGCAGCAGGTTGCTCAGATACCGCATGAACTGGTTCTCCAGCATGCGCAAGGACACGTTCGATCCGGACCACTGGAGGCCGCCGTAGATGAACTCGTTGGGAACACCCATGCCAGCGACGATATGGTCGGACCAGATCTTGATCTCGTTGCTCATCATCAGCGCACGACCATCGCCGCCGATGACTTGGTTCCCGATCGGAAGCGGAAGGATCGGAATGTAGTTCCGGTCCAGCCGCCATCGTTTGATCTCCTTCGCAATGTGATTCTTCCAGTCGACCAGATTGACCGAGGTGTACGGGTCAGCGGTGCCGGAAGCCACCTGCGGGAAGATGACGTTGAGCGGAACGATCCGCTCGAGGAGGATGGCCTCCTGCGCCTTCTTCATGACCTGGAGGTAGAAGATGTCCTTCAGGACTGGGAGGACCAGGGGCGTGCCCCACCCAGTATCCCTCGGGCCAGACAACACCGACGGTCGCTTGAGATGGAAGAGGTTGTCTCTGTTCAGCGTCACCGATCGGCCCTTCTTGGCCGCCTCGATGAACACCTGCGGGAGCTGCTCGACCACCTCGCGGCGGCCCATGGTGATGTCGTTCTTCGTCTGGAGCGGGATCGTGTAGAAGTACGTCGACTCCTGGGTGATCGGGTTGAAGACGATGTCAATGTCCTCTGGGTTCCAAAGGATGATCTTGGTGCCGTGGGACGTCTGAAGGTACTGGTCGTGCACCTCTGCCTTGTTCACGTTGCCGCACCGCTTGCAGGTCATGTGGAACTCGTAGTTCCTGAACCTGTAGTTCGCCTTCTTGGCCATGATCGTGTGTCCGCACACAGGACACTTCAACCACTTCACGAACGGGTGCATCATGGATCCCAGTGCGTTGCCGTAGCACATGTAGTAGAGGCCCATGTCGATCAGCTTGGGGCGCAGACCGATGTCGTGCGTGAAGAAGTCCTCCCACGTATCTCGCAGACCCCCGTTGTCTGTATCGATCACCAGATCGGTGATCGGATACTCCGCCATCTTGTTCACGGTGGCTGCGACGAGAGGCTGTGTGAGATAGTAGTACCTGCACCACCGGAACATCTGCTTGACGGTCGGCGGCAAGTAGGTGTGTGCCAGATCAAAGAACGGCGACGGGTATGCCACTCCCTGTGTCTGTTGAGTACCCTTCAACCGCCCCGAAGCTACTGCGGGCTCATACGATCCAGAGTTTCCGTGGCCGAAATCAAACATTGATCAGCCCCTCCTCCGCCCAGCCGGGCCGGGAGCAAGCTGACCGGGCGGTTGTGCAACGGCCGACGGGGTATGACCGAGGGCCATCTGGGATCCCTTGCCGACCAGGCCGCCGATAGCACCTGTGGCAGAACCGAGACCCATGGCCGCAGCCATAGGCAGTCCGCCGCCTGCTGCGAAGCCGACGTTGGAGGCCAGGTTCTTGGCCAGCGCCGCCTCGTCCCCGGTGTTTGCGTACTCGGCCACGCTCTGCCCCGTGAACGCCAGCGGGAGGCCGACACCCATGGCGAGACCGGGAGCGGTGAGGTTCATCTTCGCTGCCTGAAGAGGTGTGAGCTTCCCGGACGTTCCGCCGCGCAGGTAGCCCCTGACCAGACCAGGGATCGAGGTCATCCCCTCTTCTGCCAGACCCTTCTGAGAGATGAGGGCCGCGCTGCGGCGATTGGCAACGAAGTCCTGAACCGACTTGGGCATGTACTGCATCAACATCCCGCCTTCGGTCTCTCGCTTCGCCGCCGATCGGATTCCTCGCTCCGTCATCTGCTCGGGCAGACCCCACTCCATCTCCTTGAGACCCTTGAGCCGTTGTTCGGTGGTGAGCTTGCCCTTCATCGGCTTTCCGAGCTGATACCACTTCGCCTTGCCCTTGGCGGCCCGGCCGAGAAGCCCACGACCCGGAAGATACCCCGTCGCACCGTGGAGCTACCGTTGACCGAACCGTTGAGCCTGCCCACGACCGGCCTTGGTCGCAAACTGACCACCGAGGAGACCAGCACCAGCACCGAGCAGCGCACCACGAACAGTGCCGAGCGTCTTCTGCTCTGGATCCGCCGTTGCGCGCCCGGCCGCCCCGCCGGCTGCTGCGCCCAAGCCTGCGCCGACAAGTCGACCCGCCCAAGCTGCGCCAGCCGGGCCCAAAGCGATCTTCTCCAACTCGTCGAGCTGAGCCTGAGCCGCCGCTAGATCATACGTATAGACTGACATCTCTCATCACCCTCACCTGCTGCCTCAGCTGCTCTCGTCGGCTGAGCACGTAGTCCCTCGCTACCAGAAGCCTCGCTGTCTGGACGTCCTCTGGCGTCTCCTGGAGCTCAGGCCGGTCGTCACCGAGCCGGACACACTCATCATACCGCGCCTTGACGGGACGGTAGTCGCGCTCGAGCGTCTTGACGAGGTGCTTGCTCGAGGCACCGCAGCTATCACAGATGTCATTGTCGTCATCCCGATCGATCTTGCCGCACCGTTTGCAACGATACCGCGGCTCCGAGGCCCACTGTTGAGCCTCATCAACCGGAGGGGGAAGGTACACGACACCCTCATCCAAGAAGCACGCTGAGATGAACTTCAACACCTCCTCGGAGAACTTCGCTTCTCGGATTCGATCCATGATGTCCGCAGCCGACATAACCTGGGCAATCGTGGGCTTCTGGAGGGTTCGGAAGTTCGGGACGTTATTGTTGAGAGACTGGCAGACGACCACGAACTGCTCCCACGCAGTCCACGGAGTATCCAGCAGGTGACAGAGCTTCACAGCCTGAATCTTGTTCCGATTGTGGACACTGATCGTGGCCTGCTTGAAATCGTCCTTGATCTCTGTCCAGATCGTTTCCGGCTCCCAATCGAGCCACAGCGGCCCGAACTCCCTGATCAGAAGCATGTCGAGGAGCAACGGGTGGGAGTCGTGGTGCTCGAAGACGTTCCGGGGCGTAAGGGGGGCAGAGCCCCCCTTACCCGCGGCAGGCTTGGGCTCTTCGGGCTCCGTTGTCTCTACCGAGACTGGGGACTGTGCGTCCTCTTCCTCTGGTGGAGGGAGCTCTTGGGCCGCTTCCTTCCGCAGTGCCCCGATGAACCTATCTTCGTAGGTGCCGTTCACCGAGGATCACCCAACGGCCTACTCGACCGCAATCGCGCCGAGGTCGGTCCGGATGTTGTCCGTCTCGACGTAGACCTTGGTCTTGTCCGTCGCGATGAGAGGGGCCAGCGCAGGCACCGTCACCGTGACCGCCGTCTCGGTGAGGTTGGCGAGAGAGGTCGCCGCGCCCACGTCGTGCAGGATCGGTGCGTCCTTGCCGCCGACCGTGCAGGACCAGCCGTCGCCCGCGCCACCCGTGAGGTTCTGCTCGGCCACGGTCCCGAAGGCCGCGCCGCCACCGGAGTTGGCCCGGATGAGCTGGTAGCTGCCCACACCGGCGTTGTTGATGGCGGTGGCGATAGTGTCCTCGTCGGGAGCCGCACCGTCGAGATCGATGGTGAGCTTGCCGGCCGCGTAGCTGACTGCCAGACCACCGACACCACCGGAGTCGATGACCTCGACACTGTAGTCGTTGCCGGCCTCGCCAGGACGACATGCGATGATCTCGAGGCTGGCCCCAAGTGTCACGGAGGCGAAGGTCTGGCCCTGAAGCAGGAACCGCCCCACCATGACCATGTCACCTCCGGCCGCAGCCGGGCCAGCGCCGTCGATGGCGTCGAGCTCGGGATACTCGAGCACCGGGTCGCGCCCCTCGAGGAGCTCGAGGGCGGTGTCGACATCCGCACGGGTGTCCCGAATCTCTTTGCCTGTGCCCCCGCCCCTCAGAAGATGGGGCCG